GTCCACGGCAATCTCATAGGCAGATTTTCCGTCCACGCCGTCTTTGCCGTCATGGAGGGATGCGATCTTCTTGTCGATGGCGTCCAACAGCTGTGCATACAAGTCCGGTGTGGGCGGGATCGGTGTTTCGCCGTCGCCCCGGAAACCGGAACGCTTGATGCCAATGCCGAGGGGAACGGTCGTTGCACGGACAGAGCCGTCCGCCGCATAGCCGAACACGCTGACGCTGACACAGCCGGTTTGCAGCTCCGCCGGGAGCAGGCAGCGGCAGACGTTGCCTGTGCCTAGATGCACGTTATAGGTCTTTTCGCCCTGTGCGAACTGTGCCGTTTTGTCCATCTGTTCCCAGTCCGGAGAAAACAGAAAGCACATATCCACGAAACAGATCTGCTGATCGGCGATCGTCTGACGGTTTATCAGTTCCATTTTCTGCCCATAGATGCAAAATTTCAGCATTTTTTCACCTCTCTGTTATTCAGCACTCCACTTTCCGCTGGCGTTCCGCACATAGGTTCCGTCAGAGCAAATCACCTTTTTCAGAAAGGTGTCCGGATCTGTTCCTGTCACGTCCCACGAATCCGTCAGGGATGGAGTTGTTGTATTCGTTTGTTTCTCTACAGCATTCCACTGTGCCTTCGTACCGGCATAAACCAGATTTTCGATTGCCGTTCCGTAAAACGCCTGCAAACTGATGGTAGATACCGAAACCGGAACGGAAAGTGCTGCAATACCTGTGCCGGAAAATGTACGGCTGCTGAGCTTGGTCAGAACAGGCGGCAGGGCGATTCCGGAAAGCTTGCTGCAATCGGCAAATGCGTATGTGCCGATCTCCGAAACCGTCTGTGCGATCAGAGCGGAGGTCACGTTGGACAAACCGCCAAAGAAATGATCTCCGATTTTCGTGATGCCGTCGTCCACAATGATTTTTGTGATACTGTCCGCCGTTCCGTTCTTCGCCCATACGCTGGTTTCGTTCTGGTCATCTGTTGCACCGCTGCCGGAGATACGCAGCAGACCGTTGGTATACAGGGTGTACGCTGCATTTTCGCCGCACGTTCCGGAATCTAGCACTTTGACATCCAGAGCATCCATTTTCTTTTCCAGAGCGTCCATCCGGCTTTCCAGTGCCGCCATCTGTTCCTGCAGTACGGTAACGCCGCATTTGCCCAGAATACACTTGCAGTAGCCGCAGAGAGTTTCGTCGTTCCGTACATCCTGCAGGCTGTCGATCGCACCGCCTGCCGCCAGCTTGATGTAGCACAGCGTAAAGTACTTCTTGGTGTCTGTGCCGGTGAACGCCGGCTTGTCAGAACTGCCGGCAAGTCCGGCAGCGACCTCGAAGGAGCAGGCACGCACCGAAGATGCGGTATCACAGGAAATGCCGACGGCGATCATGCGAGACAAGCCCGTGTCTGCATAGACAGATACGTCAATGACCTGTGGCTGTGCAAGAATCGCATAATGTCCGCCGATCCACGCATACCCTGTGCCGATGGTCAGCGAGGTATCGCTGCAGGACAGGGAAAAGCAGTCGCCCCATGTGTCCAGGATTCCGTCGCAAATGATTGCCGACAAATACCCCGTGAAATTTTCTGCGGTGTACACCCTGTCCTCTGTGCCGTCTGCACAGTTAAAAAAGCCGTATTCCAACGGCGTATTGATCTTTGTTGTGTTCATGTTATCCCTCCAGTGTCTGCATGACCGGTGTCAGACTGTAGCCGTCTTTGTCGAAACTTTCGATCATGCCGATCAGCTGTATTTTCTCAGTCACCAGACCGAACCTTGTGTTTTCTACTGTCACATAGTCCCCGACGGCATAATCGATGCCGTACTGATACTGCCGACCGTCCGAGGCGATAGTCGCCGCACTGCTGGTCTTGATCTCCGTCAGCTTTTCTGCGGCACGGGAGACCAGCAGCTGCCTGTACTGTTCCTCCGGAATCTCCGTCTCCGTGCCGTTGCTGTTCTCCGTGTCGGCAATGTCATTGGCATCCACATACAGTTCGTAGCGATCCAGACGCTGCGGCTCGCTGTTTCCGGTGTAATAGGTTGCCTGCTTTCTCTTAGTGCCAGTCCCCTGTCCGAAGGCGTATGCAAAGTTGGTGTACTCCGTGCTATCGGTCTCATAGGTATAGTTGATCAGATTGTCATAGGCATCGGAAAACACGATGGCAGCTCGCTCTGTCTGCGTGACGCTTCTGTCCACGCCCTCTGACAAGTCAAACTGCAGCTTGAATCTGCCGTCATCGGTGCCGACTTCATACGGTACAAGGGTAATGTTTGCCGTGCCGCCGACCAGCTTGCAGATGGTATAGATCCACTGCATCAGATTTTCATAGCTGACCTGCAGGACGTTCTTGATCTCCCAGCAGTCCCCGGACACTGTTCCCAGATCCAGCGACGGAATCACCCTCTCGGAAGAAGATGCCCACACCTTGATGCAGTTTTTCCGGACGGCGGTCTGCACGATCTCGCCGTATGTCCGCATGGCGGTAAATGTCATGGTGGGATAGATGATGCGGCGTTCCAGCAGTGACATCAGAAAACGCCCTTTTACCGTCAGATAGTCGCCGTTCTCCGCATCTGTTTCCAGTTTGACCTGCTCAATGATGCCATAGTTTTTCGTGTCGTCCGACCGTCCCACCACTCTGCCTCTCCGGAAGATGCGGACGCTCTCCGGGCTTGCACCGATATACACCTCAAACACGCCGCACTCGTAGTACTCCGCATCCCAGATCAGGCTTGTGAAGGTGTCGCAGATGGCGACCTGCGTCAGCGGCTGGTAGTAGCTGCCGCTTTCGTCTGGCTCAGAAAACTGATAGATGTTCAGATACATGACTCACACTCCAAGATATGCTGTCCGCAGGATCACCTTGATCGACACATTCGCAACGCCGACACCGTCCACATAAAATGCATTTTCACCGGTTCTGGCTGTCAGCCATTCCGACAGCTTCAGATTGCCGATCCAGTTCTCCTGCACGCCGTTTCGTGTCATGATGCACGTCTTTCTGCCGATGTGCGTGGTGATCGTTAAGATGTCCCCGTTTTCAATGGGTGCTCTGATCCGCATATACGCACCGGTCTCTGCATTGTAGATGCTCAGATTCCTGGTGCTCTTTCCTGCACCGCCGATGCCGGTGATAATAAACGTCAGCCCGATCTCGTCCCCCTCGTTTTGTAGACGCAGATACCGGGAGCGGTGATAGTACCCCAGCGGCACGCCCCTGCTGTCGATGGCGAACGGAAACTTGAATGCTCCGGAGATGTTCCGGTATTCGGCGATCTGCTCCGCCAGACTGTACCAGTAAATGTCCGGGCATATCACGCTGATCTGTCCGGTGGTGGTGTCGGTGAAGTTGTCTACCTCGTTGGTCTCCACATAGCCCTCTGCATACACGCTGATCTTCCGGGTGCGGTAATACACCTTGATGTAATGTGCCGGCTTTACCACCCGATACAGGGCATGGCGGCGTGATTCAATGTCCACGCCCTTCATGCGGTAAGAGATCACCACATTCCGCTTTTCCAGAAACGCCCGGTTCAGATAGCTGCCGTTGATCCCGGCATAGGCAGATGTGTTGATCGTTCCGGCAGGCGGCGACAGTCCCTCTATCTTAGAGGTCATGTATTGGTTTGCCGTTGTGGTCATGTCCAGCTGCTCCCCGTTTTCATTTTCCAGAATAAG